CTTGTTGCGCGATTTCCTCACATCTTTTCCAGAAATTCCAATAGCGGTGAGAAATTTTATCGAATTTCTTGCCATACAGATCAGAAACCCTGCTTAGGATTATGGCAGAGCGAAGAAGCTTAATAAGGTCTTCCTGATTGGATGGATCATCACATAAAGTTTTGCAACTGTCTTCATCCACACGCCACACTTCCAGGAGGACATGGATCTCATTATAGAAATTGTATAACTCCTCATATCCGAACACCCGCAAGATCGCGGATGCCTGCTCAGATAGATCGCTATTAATAGGCTCTGGACATTTTTTCGGAGACAAACTCTTTACCTTTCTCGATGATAATTCGCAGCAGCTCTTTAGATTTCTCTCTGTCTGTATAAGAAAAAATAGGATAACGCACTTTGCTGCCTTCCACATCTGCCATTTTATTTGGCAGAAAGAAATTCCAATTCTCATCTTTCATAATGACGATGATGCCTCGGATGTCGAATTGGGGAAAATCTAGCACTCTCACGTGAAGAGAGCCAGAAAAAAAAGATCCATCATCTTCTTTGGCATTCAGATAAAATTCTACAACTTCAATATTCACAAACGTACTCACACTAGATTTTATGACCAGGATCACCAAATCTAAAATTAGCGTTTAAATTGTTTTTTGTCCACTTATTCAGAGGATTTTTAGCACGCCTCTCCCGACTGTTGGCATTCAGGCAGTGCCTGCAAACGTGAGAGCTGGTTTTGAAATCACAGATTGGCAATTTTTCGCCACAAGTTTTACAAATTTTTGTGAGCATGGCGATCCGGTGTTACGGGTTTTTAAATCCACCGTACCACCCCAGCATTAAAAATAACATTATTATCGGGATAACATACTCCGCGATTGTAGATGCCAAAATATTTACCATTTATAGGCCCCCGTTTGCACGGGGGCCGGTTTTTTATAGAGCTTTTATGCAATGTATTGTTATTCCTGCAACGTTTACAGGGAACATAATTCCCAGGATATTTGGCGTCATCAGAACAGGATTGCTAGATGCATTCCTCAACATGAGAACATCACCAGCTTGTACATCGATTATGACTTCAGCAACAATCTGTATGGTGTCATCACCCGGCGCTTGAGTATACCCTGAGATGACGCTACCAGGTACCACGATGTTATTCAGCCAAAAACCGAATGAGAATGATGGTACAGGATTAGGAATTGGAGGTCTAACCTTAGCTTCTGCACTATAACTGATGTCATACACACCAGATTTAAGGAATTTTATAGATCCATCCACACCCATCATGGTTAAATCAAAATTAGCTGGGGATATAGAATTGGTCCCTTGGAAAGTCACAGCATCGTTAGTGCCTCCAAATTCTGACAGATTTTGTGCGAGAGTAGCATATACGCTTGCATGCGCCTGGCAGCAGTTGCACATTCTTTCATGGCAATCGCAGTCTTTGCCAGGAACTCCCTGAATACCCTGTATTCCTTGCCTTCCATCTTGTCCAGGTATACCCTGCGCTCCAGGGACGCCTTGAACGCCCTGAGGCCCTTGCAAACCAGGAACCCCTTGAGGTCCTTGAAGACAGCATTCCTTTTTCTTATGATCATCACACATATATCACCTATAGACGAATACGGTAGTGTGTTTACCCAATGGAAAACATCCTCATTATACTACTCTTATATTTAAGCAACAAACAAAACGGCCTCACAATTGCATGTGAGACTGTTTTATAATATAATGAGGCAAGCCAAAAGGATGGATGAAACCAATAAAAAAGCTCTAAATGCTAGCCACAGTATCGACGAACCGTCTCTTTCAACTGTTTCTATTTTTATAGATTTAACATTGAATGGTGACATCGTATGGCTCAATGCACTTTCATTGATCAACCGCTTTGATGCAAGTACAGTTTTTAAGTTTGAGATTTCTCTTTTCTCATGTTCTATTTGTGATTTTTTTTCACAAATTTCCTGTTTCAGCAAGTAGATCGGATCTTCTCCAACGGTACATATAACAGACATAATTTACCTTTTATGCCCCTAGGTTTTATCCCAGGGGTAATTTATCTAGGTTGTTAATTTTGGTTGCAAATTCGTTTTGATGGATTGGATGACTAGATTCATTGCATAATCTTTTATTTTTTGTGATGCAGCACCGAACTCGGTGTTTTTTATCCTAGATTCAACATTATTCGTCCTCGTGGATTCATTCTGTGAGATTATGTCAAAAACTATTTTTCTTTGGTTTCCAGTTAAAATTATATTTGGAAACATCTTATTTTCTAGATTTTGCTGCTCAATATGAATGCATTTCAGGTTTTTCATGCCCCGCCATTCATGATCAAAAATTGCCAATTTTATGGCCTCAGCTGTTAGTGTAGGTACCGCAGTAACTAACATCGGAGCGCCTATAGGAGCAAAAAACGGAGTAAGTGCAGCTCCTGCTATTACAGTGGATGCAGCGAGGCCGACAGCTACACTAAGATCTACAACAGATGATCCCAGTTTATATTGTTGCTGTATCCTCGCCTGTTTTAGCTGCTCCAAATCTCTATCGACACGTGTCGACAAATTCAGATCTTTGGATTCTGAAATCTGTTCCTTTAATTCGTCCTTTTCTTCGGTAAGTTCTTTTACAAAATTAGCGAGAGATTCCACCTCATCTTTTAAAGATTTTATATCATCTTCCGCCTTCTTTTTTTCATCATCTATTTTTTTTTTATCGTCCGTGAGATTGGTCAACCGGGTTTTCAATTCATTAATTTCATTGTCTTTTGCTGATTTTTCGTCTTCATGTTTTTTGTTTTGTTTATCGAAAGCTGCGTTCACTTCTAAAGACTTCTCTTGAATTTTTCTGTCGGTTTCAGAAGCGGCTTTTTTTAGAATTTTTTTTTCAATTCTTGCAAGCAATTTATCTGCATCAAATCCAACTGCAACTTCTGAACCCCGATACGGTTCAGAGTGCACAAATTTTTCTATACTATAGTTTTGATTGTTATTGCATACCATGACTGTCCTCAAATGTTAAGATTTTCTGTTCGCCAAAATTGGCTTCACAAAAACTTTACGCAAAGTTTTCATTAAGATCAATATGTTCCTGAAAGTTATAGCTGGAACCAGCTATAACTATAGATTATTCGATATAACTTGAAAAATCCCCATGAGTTTTGCTAGCCATGGTATGCGATGCTAGACGTTCTCTTCAGAGGCTAGGGGAGAGCCGGGTTTTGAAAGATTCTTTGGAATGGGCATAAAATATAAATGCCCCGTTTCATGACACACATGGCTCAAAAAATAGGATTGGTGAGGATATGACGGCGTAGATGTGAACCTAAAACAGGTTTCTTTACGATCGCAGCCCTCACCTAGGCACTTGCATATATCTGGCATCGAATTCCAAATTAAACATTATCGTTGACCATTCGTAGGGCCCTATGATATTACTAGTCTATAATTTAATACTAGTGAGATTTATGGCGAGACCAGAGAAAGAGATCAAATGGGATGTGGTTTTGATGCGAATGCAGGCAGGAAATACCGCAGCTCAGATAGCGCAAGCCCATAACATCAATATTGATACTTTTTATGATAGATTTAAGAAAGAATTTGGATGTGGTTTCTCCGATTACTCCGACCCAGAAAGGACTTTAGGCAAAGGGAATATCGCCTACGTTCAATATACAAAAGCCCTTCAGGGCAGTACTGCTATGCTATCTCTTCTAGGTGAAGAATGGCTTGGACAGGGAGCCCCTAAACCTCCAACAGTAGCAGCAAACCAGCCTACAATAGACTATCAACATGAAATAATGCAACTACAAAATGAAATTGCCAATTTGAGGCAGAATGGTATCACTTCCACAGGACAATACGAATGTGTCAGAAACTCAACGCAGAGTGGTGATAACCAGTCCAAAACAGAATAAGAGCTTCTGCGAAGCCACACGCAGGTTTAATATTTGGGTAGGGGCCGTCAGCTCAGGGAAAACCTACTCAAGCATTGAGCGATTCATAAAAGATCTAAAAGATGGCCCTCGCAACGCTGATGGCGGTGGCGATGCTATGATCATAGGCGTCAACCGTACAGCTATTCAGCGTAACATACTCACACACCTATACAGGAGGCTGGGGTTCCCATGTCCAACGGAGAAATCACAAAAGACCAGCCTATATGGGAGAGATGTGTGGTTTGTGGGTGCTCCCGATGTGTCGGCTGTCTCGACTATACAGGGCTCCACTTTAGCACTTGCATATGTGGACGAAGCAACGAACCTACCCGAGCCATTTTGGAAGATGTTAGAGAGTCGTTTACGTGTTCCTGGTGCAAAGCTCTTAGCAACGTGTAATCCTGAAGGTCCTGCACACTGGCTCAAGAAAGACTATATTGATAATCCTGCTCTAGATCTCAGCTACTGGAACTTTTGCCTTGAAGATAATCCGATCCTAGATGAAGCTTATAAACAACAGCTGAAAGCCTCTTACACTGGTATGTGGTACAACCGTTATATCCTAGGACAGTGGGCGCTAGCCCATGGAGCCATTTATGATTGCTACGATAAAGACAATGAATACCAAAATGCGTTTCCTTCCCCGTCTTGTTATCTCGTGGGCATCGACTACGGAACTACAAATGCTACAGCTGCGGTGCTACTTGCCGTTACACCCAATAAATGGCCTCAGATACGGGTTGAGTCAGAATATTACTATGATTCCGCTAAGCGGGGGCGCAGTAAAACGGACCAAGAACTCGTCAGAGATATCAAGGAATTCATCGGCTACAAAAACGTATCGTCTATTTATATTGATCCTGCTGCAGCGTCACTCAAAGTTGCCATGCGTCAGGCAGATCTGCCTGTATTAGATGCCAATAATGATGTGCTTCTAGGTATCAAGACCTGTTCCAAGTTCATTGGAGGCAAGAATATTGTGATCCATAAGAGTTGCACAACACTACGAGAGCACATGCAGTCCTACGCTTGGGACTCAAAGGCTGCTGACAGAGGCGAGGACAAGCCTGTAAAGAAAAATGACCACGTGTGCGATGCCCTTAGGTATGCGTTAACCCCTTTTATGAAGACAGGAACATTCAGTAACCCCGACGACGATCTTTCATATGACCAATTGCGAAGAAAAGTGTTTAACGATGACGACATGTATTCTAATTTTAATTCCAATATTTTATGCTAGTGTGATATGAAAATATTAACTCTACACAAGGCCCCGCATGCCGAGCTACGAATCAGGCCAGTATTCCCTCGGCTACACGGATCCGTCAGATGTCGAATCAAAAAATGTTCAACAGATGATGGACTCATTCTATCAAGAAAACTACACTGCTAACTCTACTTTATGGCTCCAGGGAGCTATAGACAAGCGTTTTAAGGTGGGCGATCAAAATCTGTACAATCAAGTCTATGGCAACAACTCGCAGAACTCACAAAAGTTCTTTTTTAATTTGGTACGCCGTCACATCAACATGATTTGCGGATATCAAAGAAAGAATCGCAAGTCTACCATCACAATGCCCGTAAAAGACAATGACGACCAAGTGGCCGATGACTATAACAAGGTGATGAGGTGGTGCGATGATAGAGATGGGTTCCAAGAGTACCTGTCACAGGCTTTCGAAGGTGCTTGCGACACAGGTGAGACCCTATTGCATTTGTATCCTGATTATACTTTTGATCCTATATCTGGCGATCTGTTCACTGATTGTGTGGCGTATAACAACTATCTCATCGACCAATATACTCGAAAACAGGACCTCAGCGACTGTAACGGAATCTGGAGACGCCGTTGGACATCAAAAGAAATGGCGAAGACCTTGTTGCCTGGCTATGCGAAGGAGATAGACAAGATGAAGCCCGGAGGCATGAAAGACGGCCGCTTTCCGCTTCAAGCCGAACTGCAGAATATCGCAATAAACAAACTATTTACATACGATGAATTCTATTACCGCACAACACGTTCAGGGAATATTATTGTAGATCCTCTTTCGGGTGAAGCTGCCGAATGGCAAGAGGAAGAAAACGAAGAGCCCGGCATGATGGAGCAAGTGATGGCACAACAGCCATGGCTGAAAGTCCAGAAGGTGCAAATACCGACGGTCAAACTAGTCATATGCCTAGCGGGAAAAATGGTCTACCACGGCCCGAATTTACTTGGCATAGATGCATACCCATTTGTACCGACACAGTGCTACATAGAGCAGGACATTCAGGCCTATGCATGGCGCAAGCAAGGCATCATCAGGAATCTTAGGGATTCACAATTTCTTTACAATATGCGTAAGGTGATCGAGCTTCAGATTTTGCAGAGCTCCCTTAATGCTGGTTGGATCTATCCCGTGGATGTTGTGACCGATCCTAAGGCATTCCGACAGACTAGCGGAGGCGATGGCTTCCTAATTCCATTGAAAGCAGGACATCTCCCCGGAGAAATACAACGTATAGAGCCTGTTGGTATACCACAGAGCCTACTAGAGCTATCCAATAGCCTTGCAGAAGATATAACAAAGATTTCTGGTGTAAATGAAGAACTTTTGGGATCAGCGACAGATGACAAATCTGGTATTCTCAGTATGCTACGACAAGGTGCTGGACTTACTACATTACAGACTATTTTCGACAAATTGGATTATACACAGCGATTGTATGGCAAGATACGCCTACAGGCGATCCGTAAGAATTTCAGCAAGGGTAAAGTGCGCAATATTCTGGGCCATGATGCAGATCCAAGATTTTGGACGAGCCATACTCAAAAGTATGCCATCGCTGTCGAAGAGGGGAATTATTCGACTACCCAACGTCAAATGGAGCTACAGCAACTTATCCATTTCAAAGAGCTAGGCATCCAGATAGCAGACAAATCTATAATCCGAGCGGCATTCATCACTAACAAGGTGCAGGTCATCGCCGACATGGAAGAGCAACAGCAATCACAGGCCCAACAAGCGCAGCAACAGGCGCAGCAAGCTCAACAGATGGATCAAGCAAAGATAACGTCTCTGATGGTCAAAGCGCAGCTAGATCAGGCCAAGGTCAGCGAGACGTATGCCAAGGTCGATGATCTTGAAGCTGGAGCCGAGCACAAGAGAACATCAGCGGACCTAGATATCGTCAAACAAATGGTAGAACTTGAAGACATGGACCTAGCCAACTTCAGGGCCAGTTTAGAAATGGCAGAGATTATAAAATTGAATGCAGGTTCAGAAAGTAAACATCCATCTTTTAGGCCAAAAGAACCAAAACAAGCGCCAGCTATGGCTGGACAGGGGATATCATGAAAGAACATCACCATAAAGAGCATGCTCATCACAAAGAGCATCACCACAAAGAACATAGCCACCACAAACACCATGCGAAGCACGGGCATCATCCCCATGATCACATGGCTGCTATGCCACAGTTTAACGAAGGGCATTGGGAAAAGAAACTTGAAGACGTCAGCGTAGCTGATGGCAAGTATTCATCTCAGATGAACCAGGCAGAAGAGTATAAGCACTCTGCCGATGCCCTAGCACACTATGCTAAGAAGCATAAAGCGCAACATTAATTTTGTCAGGCGTTCGTTGGCCTTCATGCTCCGATATAAGACCTGCCTTTTAAAGGATTCATATGCCTAAAAAACACCATGCTTCTGACTATGTCAAGAACAAAGACGCCGATGTGATCCCGCATGGATGGGGCGATGCTGTGCCTCATCAGCAATGGCAGGTCAACCGTGATCTAACGCCTGAGGGCGACAACAGCGGTTATGGGGCTTTCAATCCTAGGAAGGGAAAGAACAGGCCGACAGTATATCCAAAGACTAATGAGTGTGACCACTAAGGTGTAAATTTGAGCAATATAGAGATTGAAGAGTACGTTAAACTTGTGGATTATATTAAAGAATTGTCAGATTCGGTGAAGCAAAGATTTGAAGAAAATGTGTTGCAGATTTTCAGAGAAAGTTCTCAAAAAAAAGATGAAGTTATAAAGCTTTATAGAGATATGCTCAATGACAAACATATTTTTGAAAACTCTTTAGAAAAGAAATATGCTGAGATGTACCGTGACGATTTTCATAAAATTAACTACAAATATAGATTGCAAGAAATAAATATAAAAAAGTTACAAGAAGAAAATTGTGAGTTGAAATTAAGTTTAAAAGATATCAAAAAGGCATATAAAAAAGATGCTGTGGGAAAGATAAAAAAATCTAAAAAATTAGATGAGACTAAAGAATGCGAGAAAACATCGACCTCCGACTAGCCATAGCCTGCCTGTACATTGCCGAAGTCTTATCGGCTTTCAGCTCTAGGGCTGCGCTGTACTTTGTTGGCATAGGCGATAGGATAGCGGATAAGTATTTAGGTGCCGATGAGTGACTTTGAAAAGATCTATGTGGATGGCGTGCCAACTGAAAGTAAAGTAGATATTGAAAATCCTCTGGGATTTATGTTTTTAAAATTATGTGAACATTCAGAAAATTGTTTTAAAGTAGAAAAACCGGAGGAACATGCAGAACAGCCGGATAACAGCAGGCGAGCTATCAAAAAAGGCTCTAAGCGACACAACAAGATATAATGCCCTGGAAGTTGGTCACGCTATATCAGATGATATAGAAGAGCATCTGCGTGAGTCTATCGATAAGCATATACCGATCTTTGATGAAGAAGAATTTTGCGTTGTCATGCTGATTGCAAAAGATCCATTGATCTCTAACTTGATGCGTAGAAAATTCTATTGCTGGCCCTACTTGCCTAGCCCACGTCCGAATCAGGCTGTGTTTTTGTACAACAAAATACAAGATAGAATAGTGAAGAGGCTATGGGTACTACCATCAGATATGGTGATGGCCGAACTTGCTGGAACAAACGTAATAGTGCACAAGCGATATGAAACAATGCAAGCGTGGTCAGTAGCATTTTTTAAAGGGTCCTTTTGGGAATACATTAGGCATGAGCACAACATCGACATGCCTTCAGAGCACGAATATTTCTTGTCACATAGAGACAAATTGCTCCAAGCGGGTTGTCAGCTCCCCGATTCGTCGACTGTCCATCCCTTCGATTTTAGTAAGATCGAAATTGAAAAGATCGTAGACACGCAGGCAGCCGTTGCTTGTGAGTAGAGCATTGGTAACTTTAGATAAACACAAAACCTCAAGAGGAGCGTCCGCAGCCATATAGGAGATTGTTTTTTGGTAATCGTTTAGTTTGTTAAGAATTTCTTTTTTTATTTTTTCAAGTTCAAGATCGTTTTCAACATTTATGTTTTCCAAATTTGACACAGGAGTCTCCTAGATGACAGTTCCAGCCGAAGATACTGCAAATAAAATTTTACCTCAAGCGCAACCAGAAGCAGTTCAGCCTGTGCAGGCCGATGCTACAGCGCAGCCAATATCAGAAAAAGAACCTATAGAAGATCCTAATTGGCGTGCATTCCGTGAAGCCCGTAAGAAAGATAGGCAAGACAAAGAGGCTGCCGAGAAACTGGCAAGAGAGAAGTCTGCTGAAGCTGAAGCGCTCAAGGCTGCTATGGAAGCTGCTTTTGGCAAGCAACAAGAAAGTGACCACCGCCGTGCTGACACGAAAAATAGAGAGTATGCATACGAGCCAGAAGAAAGCGAAGACGAGCGCATAGAGAAGAAAGTTCAGGCCGTTCTAGCTACCCGAGAGCAGGCTATGGACAATGAAAGAAGACAGAGGGAACAGCAGGAATATCCTCAGAGGCTTAATCAGACATATTCTGATTTCAACAACACTGTGAGCAGTGAAAACTTGGATTATCTAGAGTACCATTATCCTGAAGTAGCAAGCCCCCTGCGCCGTCTCCCTGACGGATATGAGAAATGGGCTGACATCTACAAGGCAGTCAAGAAATTCGTACCTAATTCAGTTAATGCCCGTCAGGATTCGGCTAGAGCGGATGCCAATTTCAATAAGCCTAAGTCCATTTCCTCGGCTACCGTGACAAATTCCGGTGAACCTGGTAATGCATCTAGGTTATCAGATGACCGTAAGGCGGAGAATTGGGCCCGGATGCAGAAGCTTTTAAAAGGGGTAGGATGAAATTATTTGCTAATAAAGTTTTTCCTTTATAAGATAATGATAGCGCAAATTTTATAGAGCATCGCAAGCTCCCCATTTTCGGCCGAAAGTACGCCTCGCCATCGTAAGACAGAATTTGAGTTCGTCACTCATGAAAAATTCTTTACTTACAGCGAGGCTATTTTATGTCATTCTCTACGGGGATAACAGGCATTCAGAATATGGCTCCTGAGCTACCAGTTCAGGCTTCTGAGGACCTACTTTCAACTCCAATGTTCAACCTTATCCACTCTTTCGGCGTCGACCTGCACCATGCAGAGAGCTACGTCGGTAAAACTACCCGTATGAGTCGTTTTGAACGTCTTTCTACAGATGGAGGTCAACTGGACGGTTCAGGAATCGACCCCGCTTCTGAGGTCCCTGTCAGGACTGACATAGACGCCACCATGGAAATATACGCAAAAAGCATCGTAACTAACGAACAAGTAGTACTTTACGAGAACTCTAAAACTTTAACCAAGTTCACAGCATTGCTAGGACAATGGTTAAGAGAGAAAGAAGATCTTTTAATGCGTGATTTATTTTCAAGTTCTGTCAGTTATATAAACGCCACTGGGGGCTTAAATGGCGACCAGCCGTCAAATATTTCTTTGAACGATGTAAACAACATCGAGACTATTCTACTGGGGAATGATGCCCGTAGCATGCTTACAAACCTCGAAGCGACTCTGAAGTTCGCTACAGGTGGCGTAAGAGACGCATTTATCGCTCTGGCTAATACTAATTTGACTAATGACCTGCAGAAAGTGCAAGGCGTTCTTCTTAAGTCAGCGTATCCAACGCAAGAAGGCATACGCCCAGAAGAATATTGCTCTATCTCTAGATTCCGTTTCTTTGTGTCGTCGAAAGCTGCAAAGACTCCAGGAACATCTATGAAAGGCAACACAGTCTACACCATTCCAATGTATGGACTAGAAGCTGCTGCCAAAATTGAGCAGAACAACTACACCGCTATCATCGGCTATCGTCCTCCATGGGTGGTTTCCTCCGTAGCACAGAACAGCCAGTTATATGCGAAATTCGCTATCGCTCGCGCGATAACGAACCAGAACTGGATATCTGGTCTGAATGTAACCACATTCCAACCCTCATAGGAGAGTACCATGGCTTTTACTTTGATTACGGGTAATTCTTTTACCTCCACTGGGGCAGCGGTTAACATTCCGATCCCTAGTTCAGCAGACTATTTTAAAACCTGGAACATTACTCAGATGGGCCTAACTGGCACCGTTTGCGTAGCTGGCGAGTGGTTTGGGCCAGTCTTTGGTGCAGGAGCTTCTGCTGCTAATGATGGTCTACGATGGAGAAAAGCTGGCTCTAGCGCAATCTTGATAGACAAGTTCTCTACTTCTGTGGCTTCAGATGGGTTCACCTATGTGACCACCGTCCCACAAGTAGAGGCGCAAGCTCCTAACGCTATCACAGCTATTACAGCTGCCAATCCTGCTGTGGTCACTCAGACTAATACATATTCCGCTGGGGATATTATCCAGTTCTACAATACCACGGGGATGCTACAGATAGCCGGAGCTAATTTCCAAATCAGTTCCGTATCTGGATCAGGCTACACTCTTCTAGGTCTTCCTGCTACCGCTAGCAACGGTTTTGCCGCTGCTGCTACAGCTGGATTCACTAGAAGGATTTCAAAAACTCTTGCAGTTGATCCTCAGTTCTTATTTGTAACGAATATTTCTCAGGCAACTCAGGCAGTAGTTTCCACGTCTGTTGACCCTAGCTTGTACTATGTTGTGGGCATGAAGATCCACTTGAGCGTACCGTATTCATTCGGCATGACTCAGATGAATCAACTAACAGGGACTATTGTCGCTGTCAATGCCGTGTCCGCTACATCAAACATCGGTGCTTATAACCTGACCATCGATATTGATTCTAGCGCATTCACTGCGTTTGCATTCCCTGCATCGACAGCATCTCCAGGAGCTCAGTTGTTCGCAACATTGGCCCCTGCTGGCGCATCGACACAGTTCAACCCTGTTACTAACGTTCAGACCGGTTATAACTTCCAGTATCAGCCTTTTAGAACAGGTCAATTTACTCCATATATGCATCTAGGCGGTGGTGCAGCTTCTCCAGCAGGAGCGGCAGCTGACATCATCAACTGGGCTGCATATAAGTTTGAGAACTAGCCTATCGTCCATCCATTACCATGCCTCGGATTTCCTTGGCATGGTTTTTAAATACACAGGAGAGCGATGCCCAATCAGTACCTGCCGGGAGTAAATACAACGCCGAATTCGTTATTAATCTTAGACATAACGAAGTCGTTCCCCATGGTAGTGACGGTTGTTTTGTTTAACAATGCTCCTAACCCACGTGTGAATACATATATAGCTGGAATGAACGTCAAGTTTTATGTACCAAAAACTTATGGAATGTTTCAGGTGAACAATCAGATAGGAAATATTTTGAGAGTCAACGGAAATGATCTGACCATTGACATCGATTCAACGGGATTTGACACGTTTTCCATTCCAATAACCCGGGTGGAGTCCTCCGCAAGCATTTCACCATACGGGTCAAAGAATTTAGAGTACGGCAACAATAGTATAAACGTTGTTCCATTCCGATCACTTAACAACATAGGAAATTGATATGTCTATGATAACGCTGGTAACGGCCTCTGGAGAACAGCACGGTCTGATTAATACACTTACAAACAGTGTCCAATACGATGATTTTAAAAATATGAAGCCTGAGCACAAAGAAAAGATGCTCAAGGAAAAGAAAGAAGATGCTCGCATGGTGAAAGCCGAGTATATGAATTTCAGAGGCCGTCATGAGCGTCTGACGAAGCCTTACTGCAAATATTCTGGCGATCCTATTCAGATCTGGCATTTCATTCCTGGCAAAGTTTATGACGTTCCTCTAGGGCTAGTGAAAGAAGTCAATGACACTAGTAAACATTTGAAGAAGCGAAGCGGATTAGTCTCTGTAGATGACAAAATGGTTAATCAAGATGGCTCCCCACTAGACCACGATCAAGATGGCGAGTGGCTTCATCGCTTTAGCGCTGTGGGGTTCTAATATGACGGCAGTACTGCAAGCAGATACCACCTATGCTTATATCGAGAAGAAGGTAAGACGCCTGACAGCGTCCGCAAGCGAGGCTGCGCTCAGTAGTGCCGACATCCAAATGGCGGTCAATTTATTTTATAACAATGATTTTGCTTATGCCGTAAAGATAGATCAGCAGCGATCAGTCTATAAATTCCTGACCATCCCTAACGTAGACCGATACCCTGTAGACGTAAATAATCTACAGGGTTTTCGTGCTCCAGTATATTTTGAGGGAATAGTCGGGAACTTCTTTAAGAACAGAGATCAGTTGTATAATCTTTATCCCAGATATCCGACACAATTTCAACCGGTAGGTGGAGATGGAGTCACAACTAGTTTTACTTTTACTTTATTTGGCAACAATGTAAACCCATTTCCTCAGAATAATTATGGTATATTGAGCACACAGGTTGTTGTGGGCGGTATCGATGTCAATGGGAATCCGATAAGAATCATCGACGATGGTGGCGCTGTTGCTAATTCTTTTGGAATCGGCAGCAATACTACAACCGGGAATTTGATCTATGTGCAGCAAAATACTGTTGGCAATAACGTTTATTTAGATTCGACTAATGCTCAAAAACCAGCTATTCCACCACTATCACCTCTAGGCGGTAATTCTAATGGTGGTAATCCACCTTATCCGCCTTATCCTCCATCACCATTGACTCCGCAATATTGTGGTACTGTCAACTATATAACCACTAATTTTACTATTAATTTCCCTGTGGCGCCAGCTGCGGGGACGATGATAAATGTATGGGCCTCTCAGTATCAAACTGGAAGGCCTTATAATCTTTTATTCTGGAATAATGAGTTTACAGTCAGGCCTGTGCCGGATAATGTCTATCTTTGCGAAGTTGAAGCGTATCAAACACCATCACAATTCATGATGACCAATCAGAATCCTACGCTCAACCAATGGAGCCAATATCTGGCTTATGGAGCAGCGTGCGAGATCCTTAGAGATCGTCAAGACATGGAAGGTCTAGCTAATCTACAAGAAGGATTCCAGCGCCAAGAGGCTCTTGTATTAGAGCGCCAGGCAGTAGAAGAAATCGGTCAGCCCAATATAACTTTGTTTAACAGCACTCAAACTGGCAACGCATCCGGCATTGGCTGGGGCATCGGTCAGGGCTTCTAATGGCAGGTTACCAGCCCCTTAAAGTCACTGGAATGCAAACAGGTCTTGTGCAAGACAGAGAAAATTTCATCTTGCCTGATGATGCCTATCCTGTGCTGCAAAACGCCTACGTATGGCGTGAGCGTATCAAGCGCAAGCGGGGATTCCAGCTTTTAGGTCGTCTGCAACGCAGTGTAACTATACCACCTGCTAGCAATACCAACAGTCTACTGGTAGGCCTAGAACCTACTGCAACGCTAGTTCCTGGCTCTTTGAACATCATAGGATCGGGCGGTACAGTGTGGACAGATCCGGGTGCTAATGGTGTTCTAGTACCAAATATTGTTTTCCCTAATGGTACTGTCAACTATGTAACGGGCGTGATCACTGGGCCAGTTCCCCCCAACACAGGATCATTCTCATACTATCCAGGTCTTCCTGTGATGGGGATATGCATTGAGGAGCTGGCTAACAGCGCTAATGATCGTACACTTTTCTTTGATCAGAAATATTGCTATACCTTCAACCCAACCACCATGGCATTTGAGGAGTTTATTCCAGGCACAACTTGGAATGCTAGCGGGCAACCTATCTCAGGCGTTGATTTTTTCTTTTCTACAAACTATTGGATTGCGGGGACAGCCTTCAGCCCGTTTCCAATGACTACTAGCAAACTTTTCTGGGTTACCAATAATACCGGATATGCAGGGGCGTTAGCAGATTCACCACGAATTACCGACGGTGCCGCTTGGGTAGATTTTGCGCCTCCAACCTATGGGCAGATAGATGCGACGACATTTCTGACTAACTGGTTGTGCATGTTGCCCTATCGTGGGCGTATGGTCACATTCAACACTTGGGAAGGTGCCGACAAAGCCAATTCACAGCATTATTCAAATAGAATTCGCTGGAGTACAATTGGAAATCCATTTATACCATATGCAGCAGGTCCCCCATCAACAGGCTCTTGGAGGGATGACATACGAGGCCAGGGCG